GGAGTTGATCACTCCGAACTGGGCTGCATTCCAGGCCAGAGCTTCCTATCTCATGCAGGAGATAGCAGTGATAGGAAAAGCTTTATGGCAACAGATCTTTCAATTCTTTCTGAATTTGATTCATATTACAATGCCGCGTACTACGCATGGAACGTTCTTTATCCAGAATGTGAACTCGATCTCAGAGCCTATCTCGGAGATCAATGGCACGAACAGGAGAAAAGAGATCTTTTTGAACAAGGAAGAAATGCCTACGTTTTCAACAGGATTCGACCTGTCATCAATATGGTCGAAGGGTATCAAAGGAAAAACCGCCTTTCTTCTATCGTACTCCCTGTAGAAGCCAACGATCTACAAGTCTCCGATCAAATTACCAAAGGGCTTCTTTCAGTATTTAAGCAGCAGAACTTCTACCAGACTATTTCTGAAGGATTTTCAGGCGGTATAAAAACCGGCTGGAATCTCATGACTCTATGGATGGATTATAGAGAAGATCCTGAGAACGGAAATATCATGATGGGGAGGGAACCATATTCCGGATTTATTCTTGATCCTTACCTCACTCAAAAAGATCTATCCGATTGTAATTATATAATGAGAAGAAAATATCTCTCTCCTGAGATGGTGGCTTCTCTTCTTCCAGCACAATATGAAAAGGATATCTGGTCGCTTTATAGAATCGGCTGGGAAAGAGACGACAAATTCACATGGCTTCCGTACCAAAGACAACCTAGCGGCATCAATTTGATGGCCTACAATGAATTTTATCTTCAGAAGTGGAAAGACTGTCCCATCATTGTGAATATGGAAAATGGAACCTGGATGGATGTCGATCACGCCTCTCCGGAACAAATTGATTTCCTTATTGATCAAAATCCTACCTTAAAAAAATCAAAACGGCCTAAACGCTACATTGAAATGCATGTAATTGTAAACGATTATGTCATCCATACCGAAATTAATCCTTATGGCTTAGACGAATATCCATTTGCTTTGATGTGCTGCATATTCGAGCCAGAATCCGATCAATGGGGCCTCAAAGTGCAATCTCTCATTAGATCATTAAGAGATCCGCAAAGGGAAGCAAATCGCCGCCGATCTCAAATGATTGATATCTTGGATTCTCAAATCAATTCAGGATGGATTGCGGATGAAAATTCCGTTGTCAACCCAAGAAGCCTATTCCAGGCTTCTCAAGGCAAAGTCATTTGGCGAAGAGAAGATGCAAAGCCTAATGCTATAGAAAGACTTCAAGCGGCTCAAATTCCGGCAAGCTCCTTCCAACTCATGCAAGTTTTTGACGAGGATATCAACCATATAGCCGGAATAAATGATGCAGCCTTCGGTCAAATAGAATCGGCTCATGAAACAGGTCTTTTGATGCAGCTTAAACAGGGAGCTGCACTGACCAATCTTCAGCCCATTTTCGACAATCTCAATTCAACTCAGATAGAACTGACTCGAAAAGTTGTCAAACTCATGCAGCAATGGTCGCCAGAAAAAATCGAAAGAGTTATTGGAGAGGCTCCTGTTAAAGAATTCTTCAATGCCGATCTTACTCGATATGACATCGCAGTTGAAGAGGGAGTTCTCACATCGACGCAGCGTCAACTCTACTTCCAACAACTTTATCAGCTTCAGCAAATGGGAGCACCGATTACAGGATCTGATCTTGCAAAAGAAGCTCCAATCCAGGGAGGCTCTAAATTTCTTAAACAGCTTCAGGAACGAGAACAACAACAACAAGAAGCTGAGAAGAAAGCGCAAGAACTGCAAATGGCTAAATTTAAAGCCGAGATGGATCTTGCCCAATCGAAATCGCTTGCCAATATTGCACAAACCAAAGAGAGATTCACAAGAGCTGTGGCTAACATGGGTCTTGAAGATGAAAGAGCATCCGAGGCTATTCAAAACCGATCTCAAAGCATCCTTGATAAAGCTCGCGCAGCGAAAGAGCTTGATCAAATGGATGATGAAAGAATCTCAAACCTTATTGATCTGTTCATAAGACTCGAGGACATCAATAGGGTTCAAGAGCAGCAAATCAAATCAGACGATGTAGATATCTCGACTCGTATCAGCGACGAGAGTGGAAACCAAAAGGCGGCAGAATCACTGCCAGGAGGTGTTTAATGCCTTTGAAAACATACAACAAAAAAGAATATGGCTCTGGAGCTTCCAAACCAAAGGCTCCAAGAGACGGTCTATTTGCTAAAGAGAGCAAAATGAAACAAATCGAAACAACTGATGCCGAGTATTTCGATATGAACCGCATGCAGAATATGCCGATGCAAAGGCGGGGATATAACATGATGGCATTTGACTACGAGTATTGATTATGCCGCAAGAATTAGGTGAGACAGTTCAAGAGATGATAAAGGCCGATAATGATGAAGTCGAAAATATCATCAATCGACGACCTACAGGTCACTATTGGATTGTGATTGCACACAGAAGAACAAAGATGCACATGGACACTGGTGAGCAAGTGATAATGCGCCTAGTAAAAGCCTATGATAAGAAACCTGGTAAACAACTAGGAACCATAGTCTTAGAAATAAAAGATGGAGATTTAATTTCTTGTGATGTCAGTCCTCATGATGCTCCCATCAATTGGGGAATGATAGAAAAACATGCTGGTCTAATCGACCATCCTGGAGTTAAGAAAGATCCATTAGTTGCTCAATCCTATATTTATAATGAATGAGGAAAAAATGACTGAAGATAATACCTCGGGCGAAATAAGGGAGGCCGCCGCTCCTGAAGTTAATGCTGGATCTACAAATCAAGAGTCGCAAATGGTTCCTTTGGACGCTTTGCAGGCTGAGAGGAGAGAGAGGCAGCAACTTCAAGAAGAGCTAAGAGCTCTACGCGATCATGTGACCTTGATGGCAAATAGAACTCAAGAGACTAAAAAAGACGAGATGGATGGTGCATCAGATGATGAAATCCTAACGGTGGGTCAAGCTAAAAAGTACATCAACCAGTTAGACAGCAATTATCGATCCTCTATCCAAGAAATTCGTTTTTCTCAAGAGAATAAGGATTACGAAGAAGTAATCCAGAAATATTTGCCTGAAGTTTTAAAAGAAAAACCAAGGCTTAAAGAAACTCTCTCTAAATCTCAGGATTTTGAGTTGGCCTATCATTTGGCTAAAAATTCAGATGCTTACCGGCGGTCTCAAGTGGAAAAACAGGCTCATCCAGCAGCGCAAAAGATCATGCAAAATACCTCGCGCCCTGGAAACCTCTCTCAAGTGGGATCAACAGCACCCGCAAACTCAGCCAAACCGTATAGACAAATGACAGATACTGAATTTCTGAAAGAGGTTCAGAAAAACCTTGGCTATGCTTAACCCTTAAGAGGTAAAAATGGCCATTACAAATATAAATGTTCTTCCTCCAGCAGTGAGGGATTACTACGATAGGTTGCTTCTGATGACAGCCTATCCGTCTTTAGTTCACACTAAATTCGCTCAAAAGCGAATTCTTCCTGAAAAAATGGGAGATACAATCGTCTTTAGACGATATTCGCGTCTGCCTACCGTACCAATTCCATTGGTGGATGGGATCACGCCTCCTGGAGCACCGCTCTCGGTTACCGATCTAAAAGCTCGTGTAGATTTCTATGGAAACTTTGTAACCATAACAAATCAAGTAGAGCTTACTGTTGAGGACAGGGTTATCAATGAAGCCTCTCGTCTTCTTGCACAAAATTTAGGTCAAACTCTAGACGAAATAACTCGTGATGTTCTCGCCTCGACTAGTTCGGTTCTCCAAGCCGCAAACGGCACCAATGGATCGACTCCTACAGAAATGTCAAAAGCAGATATTGATATTGCTGTCAGAACTCTTCTTGGTAATGATGCCGAAATGATTTCTGAAGTGGTCGTTGGTCGAGACGCTTTTGGTACTGCTCCTGTAAGGCCAGCTTTCTGGGCTTACTTGCATACCGATCTTCTCGATGATCTAGAAGCAGTTTCTTCGTTCCAAAGTTCGGCTAATTACTCGAACACCCAAACAGTTTTGGAAAGCGAATGGGGGGCCACAGGAAATGTAAGGTGGCTTTACACCTCAATCGGCTCTGTTGACTCGGCCGTAAGTCCAGCAGTTTACAACTGCTTCATTCTCGGTAAGGAAGCTTATGCCGCTGTGCATCTTGGATCGGAAACTGGGGATTTCTACATCGAACCTTTAGGTTCGGCTGGAGCCGCAGATCCATTGCACCAAAGGGGTGCAGTTGGATGGCAGCATCCATATGTTGCTCGTATTTTGAACGATAGTTTTATGCTGAACCTTATGGTTACACATAGCTGATAATAAGTGGTTTACAAAACCTATTGATGGATATTTTGAATATACCGTAGTATGGGATGCCTAACGAGGAGACCATATGAAAAAATGTTCAAAGTGTGAAGAGGAAAAAGATGAAAACAATTTTTACAAAGATTGCACCTCTAAGGATGGCTATAATTCCACGTGTAAAAAATGCCGTCTTGAAATGGATCGATTACGCAGAAAAAATGATCCTGAATGGGCTAAAAAAAGAAAAAAACAAAATTCAGAATTTCATAAAAAAAACCGAGAAAAGATTAAAGAAAGAAAACAAAAATGGTTTTCCTCTGATAAAGGCAAAGAAAGTCATAGGAACTCAGCTAAAAAATATAGGAAAAAATTTCCTGAAAAACATGCAGCTCACAATGCTGTATATCATGCAATTAAAAATGGACAACTATTCAGACCGAATAGATGTCAATTATGTGATAATAAAGGAAAAATTGAAGCCCATCACAGTTCCTATGATAATGATAAAAGAACTTCCATCATATGGCTTTGCAAATATTGTCATGAAAAGTTGACCAATTGAATCTCATGGCGATGTACTCATGAGGCACGATTAAAAATTAGGAGAAATAGATGTCCCAAATTCAAACCTTTTCCTGGACTAACCCGAATCCAGCGGTAGCCAGGAATTTAGACGTAGGATTCACAGTAGCAGAAATTACTACTGTGGATACAACCAACGGAGGAAGCTGGTATTGGATTGATCCAATGGCTTCCGGCTCATCTCTGGATGTTGACTCCGGAGTGATCTCCGGTTCAAACGGCTTTACGCCGCTTTCCCAAGGTGCCATGTATGGTGCTGCAATTTCAGCCTTTACTAATAACAACCCTGGAGTCATCACAGTCAATGCGACGGCTCCCTTTGGATATGAAGCTGGGGACACTATAAAAGTAGCGGCCGTAGCTGATGATGCGACAGCAGATTCCTTAAATGATACCTACACAATTGCTTCTCTAACAGCAACGACAATCACATTAGTTGAAGATACTACTGCTGATTCAGTGTATGTGTCCGGAGGATTTGTCATCCGAGTAACCGATCCAGATGGAAAGCCAGTTGCTATAGAAAACGTAGCTATCAGAGGTATGACAGTCGGTACGACTCCTGTCGGAGCCGCGAGTGCTGCCATGGTTGCAATTGTTAAAGGAAAAGAGCCTGTAGTTTAATAGAAGGGGGATTTATTCCCCCATCTTTTTAGGAGAAAATCATGACAGTTGTTGATAATAAAAAAGTGTTTGAGAAACTTCCCATTGTTGGCACACAACCAAAAACTGAGGCTGAGGAAGCTCATCTAAAGGAATTGGTTAAGGTTGAATTTTACAATCTGGAAGAACCAGGTGTATCAATGTTATTTCCATATGGAAGTACAGTCTTTAATAAGAAATTCCTATTTTTCCATGGAGGAAAATATGAAATTCCACGCCATGTGGTGAAATGGGTCGAATCTCTTGGTGTTCCTATCTATAAGTGGAAAACAGATGGAGACGGAAAAATGCAGAAAGCAAAAGTTGGATTTAAACCCCGATTTTCCATGAGGACAGTTCATTGACTTGGACACTGGCAGATATCCGTCAAGAAACTCGTCAGGTGACAGGAAGACTGTCATCTGATGAAATGACTAATTCCGAAATGGATCAAAGGATAAATGATTTTTACACCCTTGAATTTCCGGCTGAGCTAAAACTTGAAAAAAAGCTTCAGAATCTGGAAATTATAACTCAGGCGAATGTAGAAACAGTTCCTTTGCCTGTCTCTTTCACAAACCCTGTCACTCCGGCTTTAATTGATAATCTTAATATTCTCTGGTATCAAAATCCCATAACATTCAGGAATGAAAATCCTCAAAATGTATCTTCTCAGACAAGCACAGGGGATGGCGTAACCTCTTCGTTCAATTTCTCTGCTCAAACTTTTCCGATAATTCCAGGATCAGTGATTGTCACTGATAATGTCGAAATATTAGTTGATGATGGAGAAGGGATTTTAGTAGGAAATGCTGGAGGAAGCGGAACAATTGACTATACGACAGGAGCCGTCGTTGCCAATTTTGCAGCAATTCCGGCAAGCGGTGAGCTTATCTACTTCAGCTACAAGCAATATCAGCCAGGAAGGCCAACAGCCGTCCTTTATTTTGAAGAAAAATTCACCTTTTATCCAATTCCCGATCAAAGCTATCGCTTTGTCTGCCAGGGGTATGCAATTGTAGCCCCTCTTATAAATGCAACAGATAGGCCGGAACTTGACGAATGGGGCCCTTGCATCGTTTATGGGGCTTCATTGAGAATCCATGCTTCTAACGCAGAATGGGACGCTTACCAGAATGTAATGGCTATCTATAAAAGACAGCTAGCCTTGGTGATGAGGAGAACTCATCAAAATCTTTTAAACGAAAGGACATCTCCTAAATTTTAGGTGCATCATGACGTGGACTCCATCACGACCAGCAAATAATGAGAAAATCAGTGATATGGGACAAACTGTATTCCGTCCTTTCTGGGATGCTATACAAACTGCCAGTGATGGAGTTGCCGCCGATCAAAAGCTTCTCCAATGGGGTATTAATTTAATTGATCGAGCATCTCCTCCTGTAACAGGGCCAAATGATCCAGCTCGAATTGAAACAATTGCCGGAGACGTTGCAGGAGTTGTTTATTGTAAGACTCTGATGGGTTCAGGCCTTGAGCTTTTCTTCATGAATTCCCACGATCCGGCTAATGTTATCCAACTGACTAAGGGAGCCCCGATTATTGGGGCAATTGGAGAGACTTTTATACCAGGAGGAGTATTGATAAAATGGGGATTCCGCGTTGGTACTGGCGTGCAAGCTATTACATACGTTACAGAAGGCCTAACAGATTTCCCATCTACTACTTTAGCTGTTTTTCTTAGCCCTGTAAGAGTAGTTGGCGGCGCAGGATCTGCCGATGTTGTCGGAGGGTCATTAACGAATACAGGATTTAGTTTTCGTTTACTTTCAGGACAATCAACATTTTGGCTTGCTTTAGGTAATTGATGGCTTATCAACCATATTTAATCGCTCCTTACCAGACTGGATTAGAACTCGATATTGAACCTTGGCTTTCCCCTCAAGATGCCTTTCTTTCTATTATCAACGGCCATATTCATCACGGAACTCTGGAAAAAAGAAAGGGATTCCAGCTTCTTGGCTATTTTTCCCAGACTCCCTCTACAGCTATAACGGATATTACGAATGCCGATCCGGCTCATGTGACCGCAGCAGGCCACGGCCTAAATATCGGAGACTGGATTGTCATTTATGGCGCACTAGGAATGACTGAAGTAAATGGAGGACTATTCCAAGTAGCTCCAACAAATTTCACCGTAAATGAATTCGATCTTCAAACGACAAGCGGGATCAACATAGATTCCACAAACTATGGTGTTTATGGAGGAGGAGCAACTGTCGTTCTTCATGCCGCTGTTGGAATGGGTGGAATAGCCATTCCTAGAAGAATCATGGGAATATTCCGAAGAATTGCACAGAATGGATCTAAAGAACTCATTATCTTTGATACAAGGCGAGCGTCTCTTTTTGATAGTATCAATCAAGTTTTTATCCCCCTTGATTCAGCCAATATATTTACTTCCAGCGATGATGACTTTGTATGGGCTGACAACTACAACTTTTCAGGATCTATACAAAATAGGCTTTATTTCACAAATGGACGAAGGGCAGTAGGCACGACAGACGGATTACAATTTTGGGATGGAGGCGCAACGACAACTCGCTTTGTTCCCACATTCAATCCAGCAGGAACTTTGCTTCAAGGAGCAAAAATGCTTTTTGCCATTAAAAATCGCCTTCTTCTTCTTCATACCTTGGAAGACGGCTCTGATTTTCCCCAAAGAGCGAGATGGTGCCAACCGCAAGCAGATCCAACATCACCTAATGTTTGGGATGACGCAGTCCCAGGAAGAGGGGGATTTGTGGATGCTCCTACCGGCGATCAGATTATATCGGCACGAAGGATTCAAAACCAAATCATAGTACTTTTTACTGATTCTATTTGGACTGTAAGGCCAAATTCCAATCCTGCTCTTCCTTTTGTCTGGGATAAAATCAATGACTTCAGAGCCACCCAGAGCCGTTTTGGTACAATTGGTTATGATCGTTATGTTTCATCAATGGGAGTGAGAGGGATTACTGCCACCGATGCTGTCGAAACGAGACGAATAGACGACAGGATTGAGTCTTTTGTCATCAATAAAATCAATGCTGACTTATTCAACAGAGTTTACGGATTAAGAGATTTTGCATTCACTCGTTCATGGTATTTATATTCATCTGAAAATACTGATGAAGTGGATAGTGCCTTAATTTTTGATGAAGAAAGTAAATCCTGGTCAATCTATATCATCGCTATGAATGTTTTGGGGTATGGAAATGTCAGCTCTGATTTGAGACTTAACGATTTTGTTCTTCCTGATATGGATTGGAACCTTGATTCGGATGAAGTAAAAGATAACAGTATTGATGATTTTTTCTTATCAGGAGAACAAGATATATTTTTGGGCGGCGACCGCTTAGGCAGAATAATGATATTTAATAACAGTACAGTCGATTTTAACGAGCCCATAGAATTTGAAGTCGAAAGCACAGCTTGGAACTTCACTAAAGACACAGGAACCGAGTCTCAGTTTGGATATATAGACTTTTATCTCGATTCTCAACCTAATTCAATCATTTTAGTTGAATTTTTCAAGAATCAAGATGAAAGCCCTTACACTTTTCAAACGATAGATTGTTTGCCGGATATGAAATTCATCAGTTCCATAACAGATATTATTCTTCCTGAATCAACTCCCATTTCCGCCATTACCCAAAATGATCCCGCTGTTGTGACAGTAGGATCGACCGCTGACTTCAATAATGGTGATCAAATCTTAATCAAAGATGTGACTGGAATGACTG